CGCCGTCCCCAGCACGTGACCGGTGTTTGACGCCGTCAGCCCCGAAACGCTCACCGTCTGGCTGTAGGGCGCTTCGCTGCTCCACCCGGAGGCGGGCAGCGTGCAGGTCAGGGTCACGGTCTTTGCCGCCTTTCCCGCCAGGGCCTCCGTCAGGCCGGGGATATCGTCCACGCCGGCCACGCCGGAAAGGGCCTGCTCCAGCGCCGCGGCGTATTCTGTGGACCATTTGCTGCTGTAATAGGCGATCAGCTCCGAAAGGTCGGGCTGGGGCGCAAAGCCCGCCACGCCGCAGACAGAGGCGTCAAAGCGGGTGTCCGTGATGTCCGGCGCCGGAATGATGGCCGTATTTTGGCGCACCAGCACGGTCGCAAGGGAGATGTCGTAGATCTCCGCCGTGCGCACCAACGCGGGGGGCGTGCTGCTCCCCTCCGTGCCCTGAATCACCATGGGCCGGATAAAGCGGCCCGCCAGGGTAAAATCCCGGTTGAGCCGGATGACGATCCGGTCGCAGCGCACCGTGCCCGTGGGGGCGGTTAGCTGCATCAGGTGGCGGGCGTCGCTGTCGCCGTAGGCGGGCTTTGCGTTGAGGTAATAGCCGTCGATCCACGCCTGGCCGGGCTTCATGGCCACAGTGTAGGCGATATCGGTCGGGACGATCTGGCAGTGATCCGCGCCGTTATAAACGCCGGTGGTCACCAGCGCCCGGGTCGTGCCGCCGACGAATTCATCCGCCGGGTAGATGCGCTCATCGCCGGGATCGGAGCCGGAGGGCTCGATCGAATCGAAAAAATACTGTTTGAGATCCAGTGCCAAAGAAAAAACTCCCCTTTCTGCTCCAGCTTCCGGCGCGGCCCCGTTCCGGCCGCCGTCCGCCGGAGGCTCTAAATCCTCCTGACTCTGTTGTCAATGGCCTGCGCCAGGGAGACCGGCCCGTCCCCAAAGACCACCTCGATGCGGGGCGACATCCCGTCCCGCTCATACACCTCCGTCACCTGGGTGATGGGCGCGTGCATCACAACCGTCTCGCCCAGGGCAGGAAGAAACAGCCGCACCGTCACCACGTCCCCAAGATCCCAGTCTTTCCGGTAGGCAAAGGGGCCGTTGGGATGGAGGGAGGCGGTCAGGCTCCGGAGCCTTCGGGCAGAGCTTTTGATCCGGTGATACCCTTCCGTGTCGATCTCGTCCGGCAGGCTCAGGTTTCCAACGGAAAGCGTCCTTTCGCTGCGGCTGCCGCCGCTGTGGCCGGTCTGGGATTTTTCCCCTTCGCCGGTGGTGTAAAGGACGCGCACCGCCTGCGCCTCGTCCTCCCCGGCGCCCAGGGCGTAGACGGTGTTTCCCGCTCCGTCCTCCTCCTCATAGGAGACCGACGTGACGTTATGAAACTCCGGCGAAAAGGTGACGCGGGTCAGCCCGCCGTCCCTGCCGGTGAGATCGCGGCCCTGCAGCGTGCGGAAAATCAGCTTTCTGTTCTTTGCGTCCAGATCCACGTTGTAGCCCAGCCCCGTCCACTGGCAGATGTCCCGCAGCTCCTCGGTCAGGGCCGTCCAGCGGGCCTGCCAGGGAGCGGACGCGCCCCGCAGCGCCGAAGGGGCTTTCTCAAGCTCCAGAAAGGGGATCCTCCTGGCGCTGTCGGAGGGGGAAACGGCGTGCCGGGTCACGTAATGCCGCAGCAGGGTTTCCCCCGGCGCTTGGGCGATGCGGTCCCAGCCGTAGGCGGCCGGGTCCTCTGACGCTGTGGGCGGCACGACGGCCCGCCTGGACAAAAGCCCCTTGAGAGGCACGCCGGTAACGGTCAGCTCCATGCCGCCGCGGGCGGCGGAGAGCTTTCGTCCGGTAATGACCGCGCCAAGCTCCGCCCGGCCGCCGACGCGGACGATCCGCCCCCGCTGCAGGGCGGCTCCCTCGCTTCTTTGGGCGCTCATGGTCAGTTGAAATTCCCCCACATCGCAAAAGGAGCGGCGAAAGATCACGCTTTGCGCAGAGCAGATCAGCCCCAGCGGCTCCAGCTCCCCGCTGTAGACCCAAAGGTCGGTCTTCGCCATGGCTTACACCCCCGTCCACGCCTGCCGCCAGCGGAGCACCACCGTGGCGTTTTGCAGGTCGTCGCCCGATTCAAAGACCAGCGTGTTCTCCCCCGGGGCCAGCCGGAGAAATTCAAAGCTGTCCGGATCGCTTTCGGCGTCCACGTACCCAAGGGCGCTGACCGTCCGGCCATAAAGGTCGGTGTACTCCACCGAGGTGTGCTCCGGGTCGGTGTCGATGGTCAGCCGTTCGCCCGAAAGCAGCGGACGGGTAAGGGCAAGCTGCTTTCGGGTGGAAACATTGGTAATCTTCGGCGTGGCCGCCGGGCCGAGAATGTCGATTTGCAGCGGCAGGCCGGCGGCGCTGTCGTTATAGATGGTGCGGCGGTATCCGCCGACGCCCAGCGTCGTGGGCAGCTTCAGGGGAAGCTTCAGGCCCCGGGCGTTGTAGCGAAGCTGCTCCGCCGTCCATTCCGGAGCGTACCAGAGCGGCCGGCAGCACTGAAGCTGCACCGTCACCGGCGTTCGGTGGACGCCCCGGCGGCAGACCCGGCCGCCGTACTCCACCGGCGCGCTGGCCGTGCCGTAGGCCACATAGGCTCCGGCCGCGTTCTGATAGGCGATGGTCAGGTCGCCGGAGAGCTGGCCCAGCACCCGGTTTAGCTGCCGGAGCCGTTCGTCCATGGCCCGGCGGCTGTCCCCCTCCACAAAGCCGCTGAGCGTCAGCGTCCGTGGCTCGAGCAGGGCCTCGTCCCGATAGCCCCCGTGCTGTCCGGCCGCCTGCGAGCAGAAGACCGTCGCCGCCGGGATGGCCTGCCCCGAGATGCCCACGAAAACAAAGCCGCCTTCCGCGCCGAACAGGACGCTTTCGCCGCTTTTTGCCGTCAGCCTTACGCTGCGTTTGGGCAGCATCACGATCCCACCTTTCCGATTTTTTTCGACAGCGCCGCGCCGGTCGCGTCGTCCATGACCAGCACCTCGTAGGCGCTGACCGTGCCCTTTTGCGCCTGCACGTTGACCACCGTGGTGGTTCCGGCCGCCCTCTGCCCGGTCATGGCGGAAGCGGCGCTGCTGACGGCGCTTTTGAGGCGTTCCTGCGCCCTGAGCGCGTTTGCGATCTCCTCCTGCACCCGCCGGGACATCCTTTCCGCTTCGGACACGATCCCTTCAAAGCTCTCCCGGAAGGTGTCGTAAAGCTCCTGGGTCAGGGCGCTGGCGATGGTGATGTTTTCTTTGTTGTAGCGCTCCAAAAGCGCCTGCATTTCTTCCTCGTGCCCGCCGCTCATCAGCTCCAGGGCCTCGCAGACCAGGCTGTAATTGGTCAGCTTTTCGTCGTAATAGGCCTGCGCCGCGGCAGACTGCGCCGCGTAATAGGCCTCTGTGGCGGAAAGCTGCTCTTGAAGCGCCTTCGCCTGGGCGTTCGCTTCCTCCCGGACGGCCTCCTGCTTTGCCTTCAGGGCGGCCTTCTGGTCCGAGATGTCCCGCTCCCACAGCTTATCCGCGATCTCCTGTTCCTTTCTGGCGATCTGCTGCGCCAGCTGCAGGCGGTTGTATTCGTCCTTTTCGTAGGCGAGGGAGGCCTTCATCCGGGCCAGCGCATCCTGATCGTTTTCGTCCTCCGTCTGCCGCTTTTTGGCGGCCAGAAGGGCGTCCAGGGCGGAGATTTCCTCCTCGATGGCGGCAAGCTGCGCGTCCCGCTCGGCGTTAATGGCCTCGATGCGGGCGTTCGCCGCCGCCTGCGCGGCGCTCTTTTGGGCGCTCAGGGCGTCGAGCGCGGCCGACCGCGCCTCGCTGTACTTCGAGCGCAGGGCCGACACCAGCTGGCTCCCCACCTCCGCCGCAGCAGAACGGGCGTTCTCTTCCGCCTGGGCGATGCGGGCCAGTTGGGCGATGCGGGCCTCGGTGTAGGCCTCCCAGACCTGCTTGCGCTGTCCGGCGCTGAGCTGGTCGTTTTTCAATTGCGCCTCGAGGTTTTCAAGATAATCCGAAAGGTAATCCCCGTCCGAGGCCAGCCTCAGCTCGTTGAGCTCCCGTTCGGTATCCGCCCGTTCCTGCGCGGTCAGCTCCTCCCGGGAGAGGAGCTCCTCCAGGGCCTGCGTCCGCTGCCGGACCTCCGCTTCGTCCAGCGCCGCAATTTCGCTGTAGAGGGAAAGGCGGCTGTCGAGCTCCTTTTGCAGGCGCTCCTGTTTTGCGCTGTAAAGCTGTTCCTCCAGCTTTCTGCGCTCCTGGGTGGTGAGCTTCTCCTTTTCAAGGATGCGCTCCAGGGCGGCGATCTCGCGATCCGCCACGTCCTCGCCCAGCGCCGCCCGGTGCTGCAGCTGCTCAAGCTCCTCCTCCCATGCCTTCTGGCGGGAAGAGCCGCCGCCTCCGCCCCGCTCTTTTCCGGACCCGGCGCTGCCGCCGCCGCTGCCGCTGCCCTTGAGGGTGGGGATGGTGATGGTCTTGCCGTAGCTGTTGACCGTAACGGTTTTGACCGCGCCTAGCTGTTCGAGCACGGAAACCAGCTCCTGCGCCGCTGAAGAGCCGCCGTTTGCCGCAGCGATGATCTGACTGATGGCGCCGGTGACGCCGTCGGGGGAAACTTCAAGGCCCAGCGCCTCGACCTGCGCGGCCAGAAGATCGTAAAAGGCTTCCTCGTCCCCTTTGGCCCAGGCGGCGATCAGCCCGAGATTTTCCGCGATCTCCTCCGCGTTCATGTTGATGGTCCTGGAAAGCTCCTTCGACGCCTTTTGGACATCCCCGGTGGAGCTGCGCCAGTCCTCCATGACAGCGACGCACTGCTCGACCGTCTGGGAGGCGGCGCTGTCCTTCAGGGCCTCGGAAAGGGTGGCAAAGCTCTTTTTGGTCTCCTCTGCCGCTTCGGCCACCGTCTGCTCCCGCCGGGCCAGCTCCGCCCGGGCCCGGGAGAGGGCTGCGCTGTCGTTGATCTGTTCGTTCAGGTAAGCGGAAAATTCCTCCGCGCCCATCTGCTGCGCGGCGGCGTATTCCATTGCCTTTTCCGCCGCGAGCTGCTGCGCCTCGTCGAGCTCTCCCAGGGCGGCAAGCTCGTAGCTGTAGAGCCCCTCAAGGGCCGTCTGCCGCTCGGCCGCCGCCTGGCTCAGGGCCTTCTGCTCTTCAAGCTGCCGCTCGTACAGGCCGTCGAGCAGCCCGTCGTATCCGACGTAGCCCGCGTCCCGCTTTTCCTCGTACGCTTCGATGAGCGCGTTCGTTTTGGAAAGGGCCTCTCTGGCCCGCTCCTCCTGCCGCTGCTTTCCGGCAAGGGCTTCCTCCGCCGCCTGCCGGGCCGCCTTGGCCGCCTCCTGCTGCTCTTCCCGCAGCAGGGCGATGCGCTGTTCGATCAGCCCGTTGGACGCAAGGATGGCCTGCCCCTCGCTGTTGTAGCCCACCACCAGCTCGGGAAAAAGCTCCGCCAGGCTGGCCTTGGCGTCCGCCAGCGCTTTGGTGGAGGCGGTTCCGTCCTCAAGGACGGCGAAGGCCGCCTCCGCCCTGGCGCTGGTTTGAGAGACCGTTTTGAGGCTGCTGTTGAGCCGCTCCACCTTTTCGGCGGCGTCCTCCGCCCCGGCCGCCGCGGCGATCAGGGCCGCGATCCCGCCCACCGCGCCGGCGATCAGGCCGATCCACCCCATGGCGGCGGAAAGCCCGCCGGAGGTGGCCGCAAGGGCCGCAAGCGAGGCTTTGAGCTTGTCCGCCGCCAGCTTCCAGCCGAAAAACACCGCTGTGGCAGCGGTTCCGGCCACGGCGGCTCCGGCAAATCCCGCCACCAGCGCGGGGTTTTGCTCCGCAAAGTCCGCCATGCGGCCTGCCGCCTCGCCAAGCTGCTCCACAAAGGGGCGAAGCACCTCCTGCGCCGCCGCGCCCACCGCCTGATTGGCCCGAAGCTGGTTGGCTTCCAGGGCCGCCACAGCCCCGCCGTAGGAACCGGCGTATTTGGCGGCGTCCCCCATCTGGCTTGCGGTCTCGGCGAGAATGCCGTTGTATTCCGCCTGCCGCTTTTCTGCGGCGGTCAGGTCGCTTACGCTCTTTCCGATGGAAGCGGCGTACTCCTTCCACATGACGGAAAGGTTTTTGGTCACGCCTGCGTTGTCCACTAATCATTTTGTTATCTTCTTGCATACGCAAAAAGAGCATGGTCATTTCTGCCATGCTCTCCCGTTTCGTTTTCAGGTTATTTCGGGAGTTCGGACTGTATATCCAACTCGTTCAAGGAATGTATTTTGATGTGGCAGCTCTCACAATACGTAATTCCGTTGTCCACATCATGTCTCAGTTCAGGATAGTCTTTATAGGACAAAATATGATGCGCGCGAAGGTTTCCACCTCTGCTGTCACCGCATCTCTGGCAGGTGTAGCTATCCCGCTCAAATACCGCTTTCCGCCAAGCTCTATATTCTCTGCTGGCCATGTCAAGCTGTCTCTGAACGGTTTTTCCACCCTTCCAGTTAGGGTGCTTTTCACCCTTCATCATATCGGACTGCCAGTCATTTCTGCATTTTCTGGAACAAAATCTCACTTTTTCTTTTGACCCGGCATATACTTTGAAGCTCTTACCACACCATTCGCATCGTGTCTCCATCCGGGAATACAGGGGACTGTTTTCCCCACTGTAATCCCCTGCATGAGCGCGGTAGTATTCAATCTGACAGCTTCGATCGCAGAAGCTGTGTTCAAACCTATCGATGAATTGCCGTTCCTTCAATACAGGCTTTCCGCAAAAACAACATGATGTTTCTACTTTTGTCCTATTTCCATTTTTATAGTGAAATGCATTCGTGCCGGAATGATGCTCCGCGTTATACTTTCCTTTGCATTCTCTGCTGCAAAATTTTGCCGTTTCAAATCTGGTTTTTTTCCAACATGAAACTTTTTTCCGCAATAGGCACACTGCTTCGTCAGGCACTCATCGCACCATTCATGCCTCGGATTGCGGGGGATGAACATCTTTCCGCACTTGGTGCATTTTTTAGAACTATACTGAACAACACGCATTCTCCTACCCCCCTGTATTTTGATTATAACAGGAGGTATTAAAAATGCAAATTCCTTTTTGAGTTGCCCTTGTCAGTCTCTCGAGCGTAGTTCTTCTGTTTTACGCTACGGTCTTGTCCACCTCTGGATTTTAACCGTGATTCGGGCTTATGCAGCAAGGGGTCGCCCCCAAGCTGGGCAATAGTTTACCGAGTTTTCGTTCTTGATGCCCTCGGCGGCGGAGCGCACCGCTTCGCCCAGGGAAAGGCTTCCCTGCCGGCCAAAGGCGGCGGCGTCCTTGAGCCGCCTGAGCATTTCAACGGCTTCCCCCGCCGAAAAGCCCCTCACCAGCAGGTTCTTGAGGGCCGTGGCCGCATCCGAGGCGGGCATGAGGCCGTCCTTTGTCAGCTCCTCCACGGCGCTCTGGAGCGCCCCGAAGTCCTGACCGGCGCCCGCGGCGATGGAGGAAAGGCCCATCATGGCGTTTTGGTATTCGCTGGCGGCGGCGACGGCTTCTTTGATGGCGCTGACGATACCCGCAAGGGCAACGGACGCGCTGGCAGCCAGGGCGGCAGCGGCGCGATTCGCTTCCGCTTCCACTTTTTCCGCCGCCCGCTTTGCCGCTTCTTCGGTTTGCTTTGCGGCCGCCTCACTGGCCGCGCCGGCCCGCTTTGCCGCCTGCTCCGACGCTTCCGCCTGCTTTTGGGCGAATTCCTCCAGCTTGTGCTGGGCGCTGGCAAGCCCCTGCTCCATGGCGGCGGTGCGCAGCCGCAGCTCAATGAGCAGGCTGTCCACTACCTGATCGGCCACGGGCTTCCCTCCTTACCACAATTCATCCGCATACGCTTCCTCCTCCCCCGGCGCGCTCAAAAGCGCGTACTGCCCGAGGATGACCGGCAGCTCGTCCGGGTAATAGTCGCTGAGCAGCTCCCGCTTGGAAATGCCGGTCTTCAGCCCTGCGGCGATGAGCCGCTGGAGCCAGGCTTCGTCTGCGGCGCCAGGCTCCGCTTCATTTCGCCCAGCGCCGCCACCAGGTTTTTTAGGTCGTTGATCTCCCAGACCGTCCTGAGAATCTCTGCAAGGCCCGCCGGGCCGATGGCCGGGTCCTCGATCAGCGCCTCCTCGGGGATGTCCGACAGCCGGGCCGCGAGGGCGATCACCTGCGGCGCAGCGGCGGAAAGGGCGTTGGTGACGATACCGGCGACCATCCCCTCGTCCGCCTGTTTGAGCGCCCCGAAGATCTCCGAAAGGCTCAGGCCGGGAAAGCAGGCCGAAAGCAGCCGCTCCGGCAGATCCCGAAGGTCTGAAAGCGCCTCCAGAAAACGCCCCATGGGCATTCGCCTGACGCGGTATTTTCCGCCGCAGACCGGCGTGCCCGGATCGACGGACAGCGCCGCGCCGGTTCTGTTTTTTCTGAGCATGACTTCTCCTCTCCCTGAAAAAATCGAAAAAATCGAAAAGATTCGAAAAAATGGAGAGGCGCTTTGCCTCTCCATCCGCACCGTTTCTTTTCGGCTCTCCATGGCCCCGGATCCTGCCCGGGCCCCATTTCGTTCCCTGCGGAGCGTGCCGCCCGTCCCAAGGGGACAGGCACGCTCCGGAAACCCTCGGGAAAATCCTGATTTTCCCGAAAACCCATTACGCTGCCGGGATCGCGTCCACCGTGTCGAGCCAGGTCAGGTCGCTCGCCTGGGTGGATTCCTTCTTGCGGTGGACGGCGTTGTCGGCGTTTCGGGTGGCGGCCCTGACCGTGATGGTATACTGGCTGCCCTCGCTCCCCGCGCCCCTGGTCTGATAGTCCACCTTGATGTTGGTCACGACCACGGAATAATACTGCACCATCAGGTAGTTGCCGTCCCGCATCAGGGCGCGAAAGCCCATCGCCAGCTCCGGCGCGATGTCGTCCGTGGCCCAGGTGTAAATCTTGCTGGAGCTGTCGTAGCTGGCGCCGTCGAGCTTGCTGGCCAGGTCAAGGGGCAGCTCCTGGAGAACGATCTCCATGGTCTCGTCCTTGAAATCGCTGCCGGAATCGTACACGCCGTCGTCGGCGTAGTCGGTGTAGTCCTCGACGTTTCGGGTCACGGTGGCGGAGACCACCGCCGGCACGTCGAATTTGGAGCCCACCTCGTAGGCGGTGCTGCTGTTGGTCGTGACGGGCCAAAAGCGCAGCGCGCTGAAGCCCCTGAGTTTCTTTTTTGCCATGATCCTCTCTCCTTCAGATGGAATTGGTGTATCTCATGTTTTTGTGAACTGTGTGCGCCTCGTCCGGCGGGATGTCCGTGGCATAGGCGCGGGTCCAGCCGGCGGCGCAGAGCGCTTCGTCCGCCGCCTGCGCCATTTGGGCCACCTCCACGGAGCTTTCCCCCCAGACGTCCACGGCGATCTCCACCGCGCTGAGGTACTCGCCGTCGTCCCCCGGCTCGGGCAGGTTATTCAGCTCCAGAAAGGACACGCAGGGAAGCCGCGCCTCCGTTTCCGGCGTGGAAAAGAATACGCGCTCTTTTCCAATCGCCGCCGAAAGCAGCGAAAAGACCCCGGCTTTTGCGTCGTTCATGCCCTGCCTCCCTTCTGCGCCAGCCGCGCGCAGACCACGCGGACCGCCCGGTCCTTCTGGCTGTCAAAGGCGCCCTTGAGAAAGTACCGGCCGGGGACAAAGCCAGCGGGCTTTTTCTCAGAACCCCTGACGGCCCTTCGGGCGCGGTGGCCATACTCGACGTGGATGGCGTAAGGGACGCTCGTGCCCACTTCGGCCACCAGGTCGCCGTCCTCCATGCGCACGCCGGCCCGGATCGACCGGCGCAGGTGGCCGGAATCGACCGGACAGCGCCGCTTTGCCTCGGCCTCTATCACCCTCGCGCCCGCCTCCAGCGCCGCCATGGCCCCGGCGGCGGACTGCTCCAGCGCCTCCCGCAGGCTGCTGCCAAGGCCCTCTGTGTCGATTCGCAGCTCGATCATGAGACCTCTCTCCTTTCCAGCAGCGCGGCAAAAACCGCCCCCGTTTCCGGCAGGGCGGCGATGCGGTACCACGCGCCGTCCGCGCGAACCAGCCTGCCCGGCCGGACCCGTTCGTTCGCGGCGCAGTACATGCGCCTGTGCACCGTCTCCGTCAGGCCGTACTCCTGCTGCGCCAGGGCGTCAGAGTAGTCCTGCAGGTCGCAGGCGATCACACCCAGGGATTCCGGCTCGCCGGGCAGGCGGTCGCCGTGGGCGCTGACGGTGTGCGCCGGCTCAAAAAGCTCTGCCTTCCGGTCAAAAAAAGCCGCGCGAAGCGGCCCCTGCATCCGGGAAAAGTCTACCATCTGAGCCTCCTGTAGCGCGCAAGCTGCCGGGCGTAAGAGCCCAGCAGGCCGCTTTGATCCACCGCCGCGGCGGCCGCGCCGCCGAAGGAAACGCTTTTGCTTCCCTCCGAAAGGCTGCTCACCGGGCCGCAGGCCGCCTCTGCCTGCCCGAAGGCGCTCATGCGGAAACGGTCTGCCGCCATGCGCGCCAGCAGGGATTCCAGCTCCTCCGGCAGCGCGTCCAGGCTGCAATAATCCAAAATCAGCCGCTCGCAGTCGGACAGGCAAAAGGCCAGAGCATCCGGGTTCTGGCCCTTCCCGAGCAGCGTCTCCAGCAGCGTCAGCCGCTCCGCGTCCGTCATGTCAGCCCACCAGCTTGACGGCCAGGGAGGCGTCGAGCGTCTTGATGCCGTAGATGATGTCCAGGGACACGGTGTCCTTCTTGGAATCCTGATCGTAGCCGTAGACCACGCGCACGCCCAGGCCGTTGCCGGAAGCAATCGCAGCCCTGGCGCTGCCCATGGGGAGCGCCAGCGGGCGGGTCACCAGGGCAAAGGCGTTTCGGTGGAAGGCGAGGGAATGGGGCTTGTTGACCAGATATGCGTCCGCGGCGGTGTAATCTTTCACCAGCGGCATGTCGATGCCCACCTCGTCCACAGCGCCCGAAGCGGCGGTGGCGTCGGCGGTGAAGTGGTAGAGGTATCCGTCGAGGATGAAGGCGTCGCCCTTTTTGACGGTGCCGGCGGCCGCCGTCACGGAGGAGAGCGCCACCTTTTTGGCGTCCCTGGTGCCGGTGACCTTGTAGGAGGTGGCGGTGCCCGCCGTCTGGGCAAGGGTGTCCGGGCAGTTCTGGTCCATGTAGGTGTCAAGGGTGTAGACGCGGCCCAGCTCGGCGTTGCGCAGGGTCTCGCCGCCGCCGGCGTAGGCCACCTTGGAGAGGTTGTCCGTCAGGGCGTAGCGGTACTTGTGCACGGGATTGAGCACCAGGCGGCGCATGTCCAGGGGGGCCCTGTGGATGTCCAGCGTCTTGGAGAGGTTCGCAATGTCCGCCAGATTGGTGGGGTTGGCGGTGGCCGTGACGGCGTTTTCGATATTGGCCACCTCGTTGAGCAGATCCTGATCGACCGCCTGGGCGATGGCCCGCATGGCGGGAGAGATCAGCTGCTCGGAAAAGTCGCGGATGTCGAGGCTCATTTCCCTGCTGCTCACCTCAAAGGAAACGTCCCGGTGCCGGTCGATCTTCACGGCCACGGAGCCCTCGGTGGCGTCCTGGCGGATGATGGAGCCGGTGAAGTTGTTGGCCACAAAGCTGGCGGGCCTGCGGACGGTGATGGTATCGCCGGCGTTGACGAATTCGTCGGAGTAGTCGCGGTGGACGAGATTGGCCATCACGAGATTGTTTTCCAGCACGATCAGCGCCTCCTTGGCGATGATGCTGGGGGTCAGAAAGGTATTGGGCATGTGTTGCTCTCCTTTGTTTCAGGTCGTTTTTTGCGCGGCTTGCGGGGCCTGGAGCGCAGGCGTCTTACAGGGCCGTCTGCTCGAAGCCTCCCCTTTCCGCGGCGTCAGTTTTTCGGAAAGTTTCCGGCCTGCGAGCGGTAGGCGCGGTACTCCTCCATGGTCATTTTGTCCAGCTCCTCCTGCGTCCGGGGCGCAGGCGCGCCGCCCGATTCCCCGGGCCTGGGGCTGGAAAAGCCGCCCCTTTGCCCCGCCTGCCGGAAGAGGAAGGGCTTTTGCTCCCGCAGGGCCTGAAGCTGCTCCTCCAGGCCACAGAGCCTGCCGCCCTCCAGCGTGAGCTTTTCCCGGTCGAGCAGGCCCGCGACGATGTCCGCGTCCTGCGCGTCGGAAAGCCCTGCCCGGATGGCGTAGGTCAGCTCAAGGGCGTTCATGGCGGCCTTGTGACCGTCCGCCTGCTTTTTGGCGGCGGCTTTGGCCTCCTCGAGCTGTTTTGCCAGCTCCGCCGGGTCCCCGGCGGCCCTGAGGCTGTCAAGCTGCTGCCTGGTGTCCCTGGCAAGCTGCTCGGCCGCCTTCATGCGCTCGTTGATCTGGTTGAACCGCTCCTTGGGCACATACGCGCCGTCAAAGCCCTCCATGACCCTGCCGGCCTGCTCTTCCGTCAGGCCCAGCTCGATGAGGTTCTGTTTGTTCATGTCGCTTTTGCTCCTTCCTTGGATTCCGTTTTTTCCGCGGTCACGTCCGCGCATCCAGCCCGATGGGATTTTCCGCCCCCCTGGGCCATTCGGGCGAAAAGGGTATCAAAAAAGCGCCCGGGGGCGCTTGAATGATCGAATTTAGAACGAACGCTTTTCGTCATCTCTTTCAGAAATTTTTGCATTCGGATATTTTTGGCGCAAAACACGCATTTGCGCAGACAGCCATCGATTGTTTTCAACTTCTGCTTCCATCCATCCCGGGGAACCGTCCAGAAACCCGTCTTTGGGCGGATGCAATCGATAATTTTCCTCGCGGCGGCGGCGGTCTTCCAAAATCATCGCATCCCATTCTTCTCGAAATCCCATTATTTTTTCGCCTTTCCCAGTAAAAATTGCAGGCGTCTGCCATAATCCGGCATTCCTGTTCCAGCTTTTTTCGGATTTCTTCCGGGGTGTCCGGGTCGGTCTCGGGTTCTTCGCCCAAAATGATTGCATGGCCGTGCAGCGCAGGGCGGCTTTTCTACAGTTTCGGGCTTTCTCCCGCGCCTGTTACTCCGATCGTTGCCGTATCGCCCAACAGGACGGCGCAATTCGGTCGAGGCGCGCCACTGTCACGTGAAAAGTGGCCGCAACGTTTGCATGTTACCTCAAAAGAGGCCGTGTCAGCATAATACGCAAATGCTATGGAGCCTCCGCAATCCGGGCACGTGAGACGGAGTATTTCCTGTTCGTTGCCATCATAGAGCACATCGTCCACATCATACCAGTCCATCACACCCACCCCTTTATTGAAAAATATCTATGGATCACTTTGTTAATGTGTTCGTGCCTGACAGCTTCCGTCGCGACAGGAAGCCGCTTGTATTTTGGCGCATTCCTGCGCATCATTATCCGCGCTTCCATCCGTGCAGCGCAGGGCGGCTTTCAGATTTCTTCGTAAAACTTACGCTGGATCAGCTCGTCAATTTTCTGTTTTCGCCTCTCATCCAAGGAGCGAAAGGCCTGCGAAAATGCTTTCTCTGCTTCTTTTGTCTGAATTCTACTTAACGTGGCGAAAGCGTAGTCTGAAACAGAAAAACCGAAAAAACGTCCCAAAATCATATGCTCTGAATGCTCTGACAACAAGGCGCAAACCTGCGAAAACTCTTCCTGATTGCACTCTCCTGCCTTTGCAATTTCAAGCAGATTCCGAACAGTCTCCAGCAACGAATCACTTTTCACCATAAATTTCGCGCCTCCTTTCCTCCATTTCTGCCCGTATTTTCTCTTCGGCATCAGTATATCCGCTTTCAATGGCTATCGCAAGTTCTTCTTCATAGCCGCGCGTTTCATACGCATAAAAACGATCCTGATTTCTGAAGCAGTAACCCAACAGGATATCAAAAAAGCGCCCTCGGGCGCCTGAATGATCGCGTTTGGGGATGAAAAAACCGCCGTGCAGCGCAGGGCGGCTTGTAAATGAAACTGTCAGATCAATACCACATTACCTTGTAGGTGAGAGGGAGTTTATCCTCTTTCGCAACTTGGAGAAGCCCATTTCGGGCATGCGGTGGATACGCAAGAGAATTTTCGTATCCCTCGGGTTCGACGAACGAGACGATCTTTTCCTGCTCAATGTCCACGACCACATGTCCGGGCTGAACCGAATCCTCCGGATAATAGTCTGCTTCGATAAGATTACCGTTCCTTTGCAAATTTCTTAATTCGAGCATAGAACGCCCTTGCCTCCTCTCCATAATTATAAACTTCCGAGGTCTTTTGGTGCGCTTCGTGGGGGATCAGCGTCAGATCGTGCTTTTCAGGGGTTCCTGCAATCAATCACCGCATTGCCTTGTTCAAAGAGGGCCGATCTCTCCGTTGCAGAGGTCGTCCTTGCCTCTGTAATCGTAAAACACCTCTTCCGGAATTCCATCCGGAAAGGCGTCGCATACGCCCAGCTTTTCGGGATACAGGTAGTCTCTGTTGCGCAGGCGCTTGCAATAAACGCAGGTAGTGTCCGGCTCGTCCAGTATAACAATGTCGCCATCACGCAAGTCTTCCGGCTTCCAGTCACTATTTCCGAACTTAAAAATCCGTCCCATTTTCACCACTCCTCAAAATGATAGTCCAGGCCAAAGGCATTGGCAAATTCCTGCGCCGTCCAATCGCTTGCGATTCGAAGTTGCTCACTTGCCGAACGGTTTCCGTAGATGCTTTCAACCTGTTCGTTGATACTCTGACGAATTGCGTCGTACTCTTTTTGCAGCCGCTCTTCTGTTCCGATGATCTTCGGCCATTTTTCCGGAGCCGTCATAGAATACACGCCGCGTTTCGTCACCGCGCGCACCTCAGCAAGCTTACACTGTCGAAGCATGTCAATATCCTGCCACGAAAATGACGCGCCGCTGGGGTGATTGTGGGAGAAGACTCCGTCTTTCATTTTTCGCATTTCTCTCCATGTTACCCCTACACGATCCTTTTCCCCATCTTTACGAAAAATGATGTTCCCTTTTTTATTATACAGGATTCCGTGCTCTATTTCCAGATGAGAAATTTCCCATTCTCCGGCCATAGGGTCATGAAATTCGCCTTTCAACCCCTTCAACCACTGCTCATAGGTCATATCCGCGGGCACGGGGACATAATCCCCCTTCCCGTTCCGGGCGGCCCGCAGGGAGGCTTCGGCCTCCGCTTCGTCAAAGACCGCGGCGGTGGTGCAGCGGCAGCGGGGATGGAAGGGCGGGTAGTTTTTGCCGGTCTGGGCGTCCTTTACGGCGTAAATTTTCCCGTCCTGCTTTCCGCAGACGGGGCAGGCGCGCCTGTCGAGGACGCCGAGGATTTCGTACTTCGTCACGCCGCAGCGGATGTAGCTTTTTCGCTCCGCGTCCTCGATCACCCGGGCGCTTTCGGTCACAATGAGGCGCTCGCATTCCTTCGCCCCCGCCTGCAGCCTCTCGCTCAGGGCTGCGGTCATCTGCCGGACGTCCTGCCCCTGAATCAGCCCCTGGGTCAGCGTCCGGCGCAGGGCGGCGCAAAGGGCGTCCCGGTTTTCCCAGATCCGGCCGGAAAAATCCTCGCCGCTCCAGGGATAGGACGCCGCCTCCGCGATCTCCACGGACGGCAAAAGGGACAGGCGCCGGAAAGCGCCCATCCCCTTTTGCAGGTCGTATGCCGTTTGATAATAGCTTTCTTCGTACAGGGCGCCGAGGAGCCCGGTCATGCGGCTTTCTTCCTGGGCGGCCAGGGCGGAAAGCTCCACGTTGATGGCGGCGGAAAGCTGCTCGTAGCGGCTGATCCGCGACCGGGCGGAGAGGGCGTTGAGCTCCCGCAGCAGCTCCTGATCGCCCGTGGCGCTGATCCGTTCAACGTACCCGGAAAGCTCCATGCGCCACTCCCCGTAGGCGCTTTTGGCGATCTCCTCCCGCGCGCCGGCATAGGTGAGCCGGTAGTCCTCGCCGTAGCGCTCGTAGATCTTCCGGATCTGCGCCTGGATGGCCTCGCCGGCCGCCCGGTAGTCCTTCGCAAGCTGCGCCGCCGCCGCGTCCGCCTGCTGCATGCCCCGGCGCTTGACCGCCTCAGCCCGCTGCTGAAAGTAGGCGGCGCTTTTCATTCGCTCTCCTCAGCGGGGAAGCCGCCGTAGCCCTCCTCCCGCTCCTCCTTGAGCCGCTCCTGCTCCGCGTCCGGATCGGTGATCCAGGGGTGATTGGCCAGGATGGTGCGCTCGCTGACCAGACCGGCGGAATTGCGGCACATCTCCACCGCTTCCGCCTCGTTGACGATGATATCCCGGTCAAACACCACCTCAAAATCCGCCCCGGATGCGCCGGGGCACCGGCCCGAAAGCTCCGCCCACTCGTCCCAGAAGCGCCGCAGCCGCCCAAAGGCGGCCCGCAGCTCCTGCTCCAGGTCGTTGACGTCCATGTCCAGGTCGGCGTAGCGGAACTTGAGGGCCTGGCCGCTGGCGTCGCCCAGGTTGGGGTCCTGGGTGTCCACCGAGCGGGCGTAGTCGTAAAGGTCCCGCCGGTGCAGCTCCAACAGCTTTACCACCGCGTCGATGTTCAGATCCGCGGCCAGCTTGTCCACGCCGCCGTCCTGCGCCACCTCGATGGCAAGGCTCTTTCTCAGCTGCGAGACAAATTCCTCCAGATTCTGCCCGCCGTAGCCCCGCAGCACGAAAATAAAGTTTGCGATATCCCGCAGGGCGTCGGCGGTGATGGAGGTCTGCCAGTTGATGTCGTCGATCAGCTCCTTGACAAACCACAAAAGGCCCAGCTCCTCCTCGTTGTACCTGACCCACACAAAGGGCAGGCTCTGCCAGGTTCGCTCCTTTCCGCCAAAGGAAAAATGGGCGCTCCCGATCCCCCGCTCCACGTCCGGCACAAAGCGGCCGTCCCCGTGGGAGACAAAGTATTTCACGCCCTGTGCGTCCCAGTATTCCGCCCGGATCACGGTGCGGCGGGCCGTCCCCTCGTAGACCGTCTGCGGGTAATAGCGGATGAGGCTGTCCAGCTGCGTATGCTCCTCATCCGCCCATTCGGGGATGATCTGCTCGCTGGGCAGCCGCTTGAGGCGGAACGCGCCCTCCCCGTCGAACCACACCTGCACCCAGCCGATGCCCTTTTTGATGGCCTCCCTGGCAAAGCTCTTGACCGTCTGCCGCAGGATGGGGTCAAACAGCTCCGCCAGAAAGGCGCCGTAGGGCGCGCTGCCGGACCGCACCGAAAAGGGGCGGCTGAGCAGGTAATTGGTCTTCTGGTCCACCAGCTTCCTCAGGACGCTGTGCTCGAGCTTGGTGTTGCTCCGCTGGGGATAGGGGTTGGTCTTGTTCTGCACGCCGGAGCGGTTTTTGTAATAGCTCTCCCCCTCGAGCATCATCTGCCGCCGGGGCGACGCCTCAAACTCCGCGATCTCCGCCGCGATGATCTCCGCAAGGCTCATGCGGGTCTCTGCCGCCCGCGCAAGCAGCAGCGAAATGCGTTCGGTTTCCGTCATAGCTTCCTCCTCATTGCAAAATGCGGATGCCCGGCCGGGTCATGTCTTCCTCAAGGGCGTAGCGCACCGCGTCGATGGAGTGGTTGTCCCGGTCCGGGTATCCGGCCTTGAAATTGCCCTCCCGGTCCCGGTCCAGCTCGTACGCGGCAAATTCCCGGGCCGTTTCGGGGCAGCGGACCGGGTCGATGACGATCTGCTCCAGATCCTGCAGGAATTTGACGCCGTACTCCACGGAATCGGGGCCCTTTTTCGCCCCCCGGACCCGCAGGCCGTATCCCTTCATCTCGTCGACGCTCTTGGGCTCCGCCGAGTCGCAGGTGATCCATTCCCGGCCGCAGCGGGCCCGGATCAGCTCCGCCGCCGCCCGGTTGGACAGCCGCGTCTGATGGAGCTCGTCAAAAATAAAAAGACGCCGGCGCGTCCTGTCGTAATGGCAGCGGGCATAGTGCAGCGGGTCTGCGGCATAGCCCCAGTCCAGCCCGCCGCGCAGCTGGTCAAACCCGCTGATCTCCCCGCCGGTGATCTCCCGCAGGACGAGATTGGTAAACACCTCGCCGCCGGAGCCGGTCACCTGGCCCAGATACTCGTGGGCATACCGCTGCGGGCTGACCGCCCTGAGATGCTCCGCCTCGGCGAGGAAGGTCTGCCCCAGCCACTGCGGCGGCACGTCCAGGTAGGTGCTGTGGTGCACCAGCCGGTCAGGCCGCGCCGTTTCCGCCTCCCGGTTGACCCATCTGGCGGCCGCCCGGGGCGGGTTATAGGTATAAAACACGCAAAAATCCGCGCCGCCGCGCAGCACGGACTGATTGACCGAGCGGATCTTTTCCATGCCCTCGATCTCGCTGGCCTCCTCGTACCAGACGTATTTGATCCACCCCTTCGCCGCCTTGATGGACTTGACCTTGGCGGGGTCGTCCAGCCCGCGAAAGAGGATCTTCTGGCCGGTGGGCCGGTAGGTCATCTGCATGGGGCTGACCCCCGCCTGCCACAGGTGGGAGACCCCCAGCCGGTCCAGCGCCCAGAGGAGCTGCTCATACACCGACTCCCGCAGGTTGCTTCCGTACCGGCGAAAGGCCACGGCGCTGGTCAGCTGCCCCCTGGCCGCGTCCCGCATGATGCCCAGGGGAAGCTCCACCCCCACAAAGCTGCTTTTGCAGCTGCCGCGGCCGCCCGCAAGCCAGTAATGGGTGTGCCCCCCTGCGGCGATATCCCGATGCACGCCGTAAAAGGCCGGCGCGATCAGGCTGGTGAGGTCAACCCTCCGCCGGGATATCGTCAACGATCTGCACCCCCACCTCGCCAGAGAGCTTTACGTTCTCTGTCAGCAGGCCGTACCGCTTCGCCAGCAGCTCCGCGGCCTTATTTCTGTCCCTGAGGGGCGCGCCCTTTGGGACGTGTCTGACCTCGCCTTCCACAACGAGAACGACCTCCTCCGTCACCTCGCCGCGCATGGCCGCGGTCAGGTGGCGCAGCACCTCGTCCTGCCTGGCGATGCGGTCGTCCTCCTTGGCCGAGAGCCTTTCGGCGACGCAGCAGTCAAGTTTTGACAAGTTCTCCGCGCCGATCCGGTTCAGATTTTTGCCGTGATATCCGGCCATTCTGGCCGCCTCCGTGGCGTTGCCGGTTTCGATGTAGTAATCGATCCAACGCTTCTGTTTTTCGGTCAGCTTCATGTGCTTCGCCTCCCTTCTTCGTTCCCTCCTGCGGCAAAAAGGGGCAGTGCGCCCAGATGCACAGCGCTCCCCTGCGCCATTGGCAGCGCCGCCTCGGGCAGCTTGCTTTCATGAGATTCGCTCCAATCAAAAAGCCCGGCGCGGCGCGCTGGGCTGAAAAATTTAAAAAATGGAAAATTATGCTTGACAAATTCACGATATCGTGGTATAATTCATTTAGAAAGGAGGTGAGGACATGTGATAAAGGATTGGTTGGACATTCTCTTGCAGGTCTGGGCAAACGTCCTTAGCACGATCACGTTAGTTCTCCTGCTCAAAGAGAAAACCGCTCCCAAACGCCGGAAACGCAAACGGAAGCGGTAAACCAAACGGGATTCGGAGGCGGCGGCAACCGCCTCCCATCCCCTTCTTTATCATATTCTTTCCGCATGAAAAAATCAATGGTTTTTCCGCTGGTTCTCGTCGTTTTGTCCTGTCTGTTTGTCTGCCTTGGCGGGCTGTGGTTCCATCTGGCCGCCGCCATTTGCTCTACTGTCGCTCTGATTCTGGCGCTTCGGGCGCGAAGAAGGTGAACTTTGATGAAATCCAATCCCTTTGAAGGACTCTATTCCCTCGCCGACGCCGCCGCAAAATGGGGGCGCGACGATTCCACCCTGCGCCACAGCATCCGGCGCGGCAAGCTGGTCGACGGCGTTGACGTCAAGCTGTTCGGCAAGCAGTGGGTCGTCACCGAAGCGGCCATGCTGCGAGAATACGGCCAGCCCAAAGACAAAGCCGGGGATTAACGCCCCGGCCCTGCCTTAAGGCAGCACGACACGCAAACCGCAATACATCAAAGCAGAAGCCGGGGATTAACGCCCCGGCTTGCGCTATCTCTCCACAATACGATTCTATACCGGTTTTACGATTCAAAAGTCTCAAGCTTTTCAAGAATCGCCATCAAAAACGCATTCTTCCGGCGATAAAATCCCGCCCGGCTCACCGGCAGCAGCGCCTCAAACACCTCGTAGCTGTACGTATGCCCCGAAAGGCAGCTCATCCAGATCGCCTTTTGCAGGGCCCGCGCCGCACGCTCATCCAGAAAGTCCGCCCCGATCTCCTGCCTGGCCCGGTCAACAGCCCGCACCACCATGGCCCGGTGGCTGCGTTCGAGCCGCTCGAGCGCCGCGGCCCTGTGCGCCGTGGGATCTCCCGGGCCGCTCCCCTTCGGCATCCCGTCCGGCGGCGCGGGCGAGCTGTGCAAAATGGCCGAGCGCTCTTCGGCCAGCGCGGCCCGGTAGCGGGCGTACCGCCGCACGTACTGGATGGCCAGCGCCCGGCCTTCCCGGTCAGGCTTTGGCATGGTCTTCCTCCCTGACGGGCTCCACCCGCCGCCCGGTGTTTCCCGGCAGGCGCACATACCCCTTTTCCGCCAGGCGCTCAAGGTGCCGGTGGGTGTTGCTCACAGAAAGCCCCAGCGCCCCTGAAAGGGCCCGGACCGTGGGGCAGGCGCCGGTGGCCCGGGCAAGGGCGCAAAGGGCCGAATACACAGCCCGCTGCTTTTCTGTCAGCGTGGAAGCCCCATAGACAGCCTGCTGCTTTTCTGTCAGCATGGAAGCCCCATAGACAGCCCGCTGCTTTTCTGTCAGCGTGGAAGCCCCATAGACAGCCCGCTGCTTTTTTGTCAGCATGGAAGCCCCATAGACAGCCCGCTGCTTTTCTGTCAGCATGGAAGCCCCATAAACAGCCCGCTGCTTTTCTGTCAGCATGGAAGCCCCATAGACAGCCCGCTGCTTTTCTGTCAGCATGAAAACACCTCCTGCTCCTCGACCGGGACGGCCTCAAACTCCACCAGCGACCGCCACAGCCGCGCCCAGTCGCCGTACTGCTCCGGCCCGGCGGCGCCCGAGAGGATCGCGTGGGACAGCTGGCCGATGGCCTCCACGGTGATCTTCAGGTCGTCCCGGACGTTCAGCAGCTCGATGGGCAGGCCGCCCCGTTCGATCAGCAGGGCGCACAGCTCCTTGCAGATGGCGTCGTATTCCGCCCGGAAGCGCTCGCGGGCGGCGGGCATGGCGTCGGCCTTTTGCTTGCGGGCGTGCAGTTCTTCAATTTTCGACACTTTTCTCTATTCCTCCCGCTGTCTCGACGATTTTCTTCCTTCCTCCCGCTGCCTCGACAGTTTTCTTCCTTCCTCCCGCTGCCTCGACAGTTTTCTTCCTTCCTCCCGCTGCCTCGACAATTTTCTCTCTTCCTCCCGCTGCCTCGACAATTTTCTCTCTTCCTCCCACTGCCTCGACAATTTTCTCTCTTCCTCCCGCTGCCTCGACAGTTTTCCCCGCCTCCCCGGCAGAACGGGCAAATCCGGCCAGCGCGCCGCACCGCCCCATCGCCCGCAAGGGGGGAACTCCTGCTCTGGCCGAATGCGTCCCGCGGGCGTTTTTACCTCGGGAAACGCCGCTTTTGTGCAGCCGCGCCTCTTTGCGCTCTTTGCCGGTCCAACCCTGATCTAACCCTGATCTAACCCTGTAAAGGCCCGCAAACGCCCGGTCTGTCTTGGGGTCTAACCGTCTAACCGGTTTTCCCACAGCATCTGTGTTTATGGATGAAGCAGGCTCATTGTTAAATTTTTATTACACCCGGTACGCGATACGATATATAAAAATAGTCAGACTGGTCAGACGGTTAGACTATCTGCTGAAAAGCCCCTGCCTGAGGGCGTTCTAAGGGTCTAACACAGGGTCTAACCGCCTGCCTGAGAGCGTCTGAGCGTCTGAGGGTCTATCACAGGGCCTGACCGCCTGCCTGAGGGCAATCTGAGGGTCTATCACAGGGCCTGACCGCCTGCCTGAGGGCAATCTGAGGGTCTGACGCAGGGCCTGACCGCCTGCCTGAGGGCAATCTGAGGGTCTGACACAGGCTTTAACCTTAAAACGGGCAGGCGGAGCCCTCCGGGGCATCCCCCTGCAATCGTAGCCTGACATAGGCCGCTTTGATTCCCGACACCTTATTGCTGTGGACGCTTCGTCCCTGTGAGTTTTTCACGACCTGCCCCCGCTGCGCCCATTTGCTCATGACGGCGGCGTAGTCAAACCCCTCGTCCCGCAGGGCGTCCCGCAGCACGTCCCGGTTGATGACGGCAAGCTCCTGCTCAAGCCTGCCCCAAACCTCGAACGCGCCGCCTGCCTGGGCTGTGAAATGCCCCTCGTTTCGGGCGAGCCAGTTGACCGTCCAGTCGTAGGCCCGGGCGGCCGCGTCCACCTCCTGCGCCGACGCCAGATACCGAAGCACCTCCTGCGGCTCCATGGGGTCGTCCTGCCAGATCGCCTCGCAGGCGATTTCGTCGGCCAGCAGGATCACAGCCGCGGCCATGGCCTGCTTGCCCTCGGTGTCCACCGCGTCCATAATCCGGTCGTAAAGCTCCTGATACCGTCCGGACAGATCCCTGTCCTTCAAAGCCTCGACAAACCGCCGGCCTGCGCCGCCGTAATTGTGCCGGACGAAGTTGCTGGCCGCCCGTCCGTTCTCCACCACCCGGTCGTCCCCCTCCACCTCGATCTGGAGGCAGCGGTTTCGGGCCCCGCCGCCCGAAGAGGCTTTGGCAATGGGCTCCTCGCCGGTGAGCAGGAACGCGCAGCGCCATGTCCGGGTATCCTCCACGCCGCCGCAGGCCCTGGCCCGGCCGCGGTCAATGCCCTCGCAAAGGTGCATGATAATGGCGTCGTAATCGTTGTTCCAGCGCTGCTTCAAAACCTGCAATTCGTCCCCGGCAAAGGGGATGTTATAAAGAAACGCCGCCGTCCGGGCCATGGCGTTGCCGGTCATGTTGAGCGTGCGCACCAGCCTGCCCAGCTCCGGATCGCCCCAGACCGACATGGCCACCATCAGGCCGACGGTCTTGCCCGCGCCGGTGCCGCCCCACAGGTGGACGACGAAGGGCAAAATGCCCAGCGGCTCCAGCAGGACGCTGGCAAAGCTGGCCGCCAGCAGGATGCGCACATACCGGTTCCCCTGCCGGAGCAGGCCCACATACTCCCGCCACAGCGCATAGTCCCCCCGCTCCGTCACCGCGGCAAACAGCGCCCGGAAATCGTCGTCGCCGTCATACCGCACCTCATGATAAGGAACGAAGGACCCGTCCCGCATCCAGCCAAACCGGGCGATGGACGGATAGCAGGGGATCGTGTCCGTATTGAGCGCCACCACGTCGGCCAGATAGCGAACCAGGCCGCGGGAGGTTTCCGTCGTTACCTCGACGCCCCGGTCGGCCAGGCGGACGATTTTGTTTTTGTCCGCCGTCAGGGAGCGCTCCGCCACCAGCGACTGCCAGCGGCGGTCCTTGAAATACGCGATCCGCAGCTTCTCGCCGCCATCGTCTGCGTTGACCAGCCGCTCGGCCGGCAGGATGGGGTGCGGGCAGGCAAGAACCCGCTGGGGCTCCATTGCGTTGCCCCGCTGGTCATACCGCCACACGCCCAGATCGCAGGCCGTCCAGTCCCCGCATTTGAGGCCGGTCAGCGGCGCGCCGGAAAAGCAGGTCAGATTGCCGCCGCCCTGCCTGGTCAGCTCCAGAAATTTCGCCTTATGGGCTTTATAGAGCGTATTGAACTGCGCCGTGACCCGCAGGTTCCTGGCGTCCAGCTCCAGCTGCACCCGGCGCTCCTCCCGCTCCAGCGGGTCTGTGATTTCAAAAAGGGCAAGGAAGGTCTCCCGGGCCAGCAGCTCCTCCGCTGTCATCCGTCCAATCCCCCCTTTCAAGCCGGTCGAGCAGCCGGTCGGTCTCCTCCGTATTTTCTCCGGCCCGGTACCTGCCCCGGCGGTACGCAAGCAGATCCTCCAGCACCTCGCGGGTCCAGGCGTCCGCCCGCTGCTTTCTGCGGCGGGACTGCTCCAGCTCCATCGACCGGCGGTAAGAGGGGGCCTGCGCCTGCGCGCCCCCCGCCAGCGCCCGGGCGGCCTCGCCGTTTTTCAGGCCGTGCAGCCGGGCGTAAAAGCGGATCACGTCGCCGCCAGCGCCGCAGACGAAGCAGTAAAAGCCGTCCGGATACACCCGCATGGAGGGGTGCGTGTCGGCGTGAAAGGGGCAGACCGCCCACCCCCGCCGCACCGCGACGCCCTCCCGTTCGAGCACCTCCGTCATGGAGACGGAGCGGCGTATCTGCTCAAAATCGATCATGTTCTATCCCTCCCAACCTTCAGGGCAGCAGGGGCCCCTGCCTCCGCCCGCATTCAAAAGGGGAGCGGCCCCTCAGGGCCAGCCCCGCCGGCGCCGCAGGAAGCCCCCGGGCCTTCGGACTGCGCTGCCGGAGCATCCGGAAGGGGCTTGTCCTCCGGCGCTTCGACGCCCTGGCGGATGGCGTCCGCCGGCCGCGCCCACAGCGCCCGGGTGCTCCAGGCCAGATCGCCGTTTTGCTTTTGATACTGCTCCCGGCGGAAGATCACGCCGACGAGCCTGCCCTTCAGGCCCTCGCAGAACTGGCCGCCCCACGCGGGCTGCCAGCCGGGGTTGCTCTCCTCGATCGCGGTCATCAGCGCCTTGAAGAACGGGTTGCAGTTGCCGTCATTGTCCTCGGTCAGCTGCCGCAGCAGGCCGCTCGCCGGCCATTTCTTTTCCCCGCGGGAATCGGAGAGATATTCTTTCTGAAAACGTCCGGCCTCGGGGCCCTCGGCGATGTCCAGGGCGATCTCCAGCTGGGGCTTGCCCTGCCGGGTGCTGCCCTCCTGCGCCGACACGATGCGGCACACGTACCCGCCGGGGGCCAGGGGGCTCCACTGACCGGCGGCCTGGGTGTTGTCGTAATTGTTGGGCTTGTTCATTTCAATATTCCTCCAATACTTTAAATGACTGCATTGATATCGTTGTCTATCTCCGCCCCCGGCGAAGGCCCCCATGGGGCTCCTGGCCGTGCTGTTTTTCGCCTGCCGCCGCTTCCGCTTCCTTCGCCAGCCTGTCCGCCCGGCTGGCCGCCATGGCCGCGCCGGGGAGGGACACGTCCGGCATGGCCTGCTCTTTTCAAACGATATGCCACTTGCAGGGCTCACGGCCCGCTTTGCGCTCCCGGCGCTCGTACCGGGCCCGCTTCGGGCCGCCGGAGGAATACCAGCGCGCCGCTGGCCGGACCAGCACCTTGTTGCCGTCAGGCGTCAGTTGAAGGTAGCCGTCCCTGATCCACGCGGCGACGGTCGTGGGGCTGACGCCCATAATCTGCGCCACCCTTTTGCGGGTCACCGCTTCGCCGTACTCCCGCGCCCAGACGGCCGCCTCGTCCTCTCCGGCGTTTCCGGCGTTCATTTCCGCCAGCGCCTCCTGCATGGCCTTGAGCGCCTCCTGCATGGATTTCAATGCGTCTTTGTATTTGCTCATGGCTTCCCCCCCTTTAATTTTCATTGGCGTTGGCTGACTTAAAACCGACTTTTGCACGCGCAAAAAAAATTGCATCCCGCTCCCTGAAGCTCAGACCCAAAATTTCAGACAGCGCCGCAATTTCGCTTGCCTTGAATTCATTGTCATTTTCAATTTTTTTTTGCAGCCCGTAGGGAGAAAGCCCCATGCGCGCGGCGATGTATTTCTGCTTCAACCCGCTTTTTTCAATTGCCTTTCTCAAAACGGCGGTATCCGTCATTTCATCCCCTCCTTTCTTTTTCGCAAAAAATCAACGTTATTTTATAATTTTCTTAATTAAAATTTGCTCTTTAACCATATTATGGTATACTATACATGTTAAGAGGTGTCGCAATGTCCGTTTGAGCGTCGTGTTGTTTCAGATGGTGGTCAAACAACGCCGCTGATATCCGCTGAGGAGGGAAAGTTTGAGCGTCGTGTTGTTTTAGATGGTAGACAACCATTTCGCCCTGTGCGCCTTGTAGAGCGCATGTTTGAGAGTCGTGTTGTTTTATATGGTGGTCAAACGGTTTACTTGTCCGTCGAACTGTTGAACCAGTTTGAGAGTCGTGTTGTTTTAAATGGTAGTCAAACCTCAAACTGTGACACTTCTTAACATAGTTTGAGCGTCGTGTTGTTTTAGAGGGTAGACAAACATTGGCCGAATGAGAACAACGAGCCCATCCACATACTAACTGGCAAAGGAGGTTTGACCATGATGTATCCCTACATGACGCTTTCCGACGGAACGGAGATCGTACACTCTCAGCTCCTTGAGCAGGACGGTGTGCAGAAGGTCGTCGTCCACTTTGAGCGTCCGACGGACGGCGGCTTTGCTTCCGCCCGCTGCGAGCTTCCCTCTTACCGCTGGCTGTCGGTGGAGGGCTACTCTGCCGGGGAGGTTTCCCTGTTTGAGCAGCTTCTCCGGAGCAACGCCCATTTGCTTTACAAATACGCGGCAAACGGAGGGATCTGCATTGCCTAGTCTCTTTGTCGTTTCCGGGTACCGGGTCTACTTCTGGTCGAATGAGAACAACGAGCCCATCCACGTCCACATTTCCAAAGGCAAGCCTTCGCCCAACGCAACAAAGCTCTGGCTCACCCGCTCCGGCGGCTGTGTCCTTGCAAGCAACGGCAGCCGCATTCCTTCGGCTGAGCTGGGCGAGCTGATGGAGTTCGTCGCTGCGCAGTTCTTTTTGATCTGCCGGGAATGGAAACAGTTCTTCCTGGTGGACGAAATCAGGTTCTATTGTTAGTCAGTTTGTTTGTTTGTTTGAGAGTCGTGTTGTTTTTTGTTGGTTAGGAGGTGAATGGATGCCCAAAAAGCAGGCCGACGGACGCTACCGCGCCAAGGTGACGGTGGGCCGGGGGCCGGACGGCAGGCCTGTCGTTAAGTATGCTAGCGGGCGAACCAAGCGGGAGCTCGCCGAAGCGGTGGAGGAGCTCAGGCGAATCTATACCGGCGGCGAAGCGGCCCGGCGCGACATTTCCTTCGGCGAATTCGCTTCAGAGTGGTATTACGCCTACAAAAAGGGCGTGGTGAGCGTTGGGAGCCAGAAAAATTACCAGTCCATCCTCAACAGGCATTTGCTGCCGGCGCTTGGCGAACGGCAATTGAGGGCCATTCGTCCGGCTGACCTGCAAAGTCTGGTCAAAGAAAAAGCGCCGGTGTTGAGCGGAACCAGTATGGACAAGCTCATCATGACGCTGAAACAGATTTTTGCGGAGGCAACTGCGCAATCCCTCATCGACCGGGATCCGTCCCTGCGCATCGTAAAGCCCAAAACACAATATGCCACGCGCCGGCCTCTGACCGAAGCGGAAGCGCGCGCGGCCCTGCATGTTGGACACGCCCACGAGGAGGGGCTGCTGCTTCTGCTGCTGTACTACACCGGCATGCGCATCGGCGAGGTTCTGGGGCTGCAATGGCAGGATATCGACTTTGAGGCCCGCCTCCTCCAGGTGCGCAGGGATATCGATTTTCACACCAACACCATTGGCGGCCTGAAAAGCGCTTCGTCTGTACGCGACATCCCCATGCCGGACGAGCTGTATCACGCCTTGAAGCCTCTGCGCGGCGTGCGCAAAGCCTTTGTGCTGCCTGCTCCGGAAAGCGGAAGCTTCATCGGTCAGAGCACCCTCAAGCGCCGCTGGACGCGGCTTACAAGGGCAATGTACGCCTTTGATGACAGCATCGAATCCAACGGCGAAAGGTCCATCCTTACGCCCCACTATTTCCGGCACAATTACGCATCCATGCTCTACAATGCAGATATTGACGTGCTTTCCGCGCAGAAGTGGCTGGGTCATGCCGACGTAAAAACCACCCTGGCCGTCTACTCCCACCTTTCCGAAGCCAAAAAGGACTTCAACGCCGGAAAGCTCAATCTTCTTTTTTCAGAAAAGGTTGCCGAAAAGTTGCCGAACCCCAATCCCGATCACTAA